ATGTTTTCATTATTGAATATACCATCTTCCGTCAGGTGTTTGACACGCAACACCAAACTCATTTTCTCTTTGTATAGAATACATCGGCCAACTTCTCTCAATACTTATAACTGATTCATACTCACTACATTTAACACCCTTAACTAGATATGATCTATTAATTGTAACAGATCCCCAATTACCAGACGTATTACTACCCCAGGTCGTGTGTGATCTTTTACCTGGTGATGTATTTAAAGTATCTACAAATACTGCTTTGTGTATATTCATATCATCATTAAAAAACATACTCGCACCAAACCAAGCACCAACTACTGTACAAGCAGCCGTCAATGCAACACCTGTATTTAACATCTGATGGCAAGTACCATAACCTGCCGTAGCACCGACAACACTACTCATATGAGATTTTGTTACGGTGCTACAGTTAGTTAATGATAACAAAAGTAAGATTAGTAATATTTTTTTCATTGAAACATAGGTCCTAGTATGATTGATAATAACATAATTGGCACTACGATTGATAGCGGCCAAAACTCCCAGAAGTCTTTCCAAGTAAAGTCTTGTTCTTTCTTCTGTTTCTTAATACTTTTTCTAATCTCTTTCATTAGATTATGAATAGGTTCGCCTTTTTGAAAGTTAGGAAACCCCATATCGTTTAACATACCAACTTGATTGTAAACTGCTTGTAATGTTTTCTTCTTTACTTCAATGTTTATTGTGTTCATTATCTGCCTATGTCTTTGATATTGTTAGATGATATGACTTGATAACCGCCCTTATTATATGCAGGAGCGATTGTAAACTTCTTAGACTCTTGTAGTCGCCAGTTGTCTGATTGTATAGTAGATGAACCTTGAAGTGTGGTGCCCCTTGTACGATTCGAACATACCACCTGCTGATTACAAATCAGCTGCTCTACCGAATGAGCTAAAGGGGCAGATTTTTTGTATTGACGTTTCATCTTACCTTTAGAATCAAACTTGAAACCTAAAGTCTTTAGAAATTTAATGTGATCTATTAGTGCTGAGAGATAACTCTTGGTAGGTTTCTTTCTTTGTAACCTACGAATGGCACCGCTTGAATTTTTAGTATATATCATTGAAGTCATTGTAGTATTATAACATAAAATTGAAGTAAAGTCAAGCCTATAAACATTCTTTATTCTTATAATCATCACCTTGAAGTGAACATTTATACTGTTTATCTAGTTCTAGTCTTAGTTGTGCTGATATACTATCTAATATATTTGGCATATTCTGTAATAATACAGTTGTCATTTCAATTGAAAGTTTGTGCATTATAGAAGCCAACTCATTACCTAATACTTCAGCATGATCCATATTATTACCTTGTACTTTTTGTGTAATGACATGACCAATAATTGCTGTTGTCTTCTCATCTGCTTTAGCAGATTTAAATACAAATGATAACATAATCAAAGTAAGTAAAACTATACCTAAAGCAGTAAAGTATTTTTTAAAGATGTCTTTCATTATTGTTTTCTTTTTTCTGCAGCTGCTTTCAGTTCTGCAGCTTCTCTCTCAGCAATCATTCTATTCATTGCACTAAAAGGTGTGACACTCGAATATTCTCTAATAAGATTAGAAAATTGTTTTAGATTAATCTTGATATTTCTAAAAACGTGAGGGTTTTTTTGTTTCATTTCTTTTAAATCTACGAGATATTTGACTTTTTCGTCATTAGATTTTAGTTTCTTAAACTGATCGTGCATAATTTCTTTAGTCATTTCCATAATGTATCCTTTTGTTATTATTAAGTGTATATCCTATCATACTTTTAACGTAAAGTCAAGCACTAATTTAGTCTATTATCGTTGTAAGATAACACTTTCTTTCTAGTCAACTGTGGGTTGAAGTCTTTTCTCAATGATTGTCTATCATATTGTTGACCGTAATCTGTCCACATCTTCTTATCATCTGCTTCAGCAATATCGCCAAATACATCTTTGTAAGATTGGTAGTACTGTTTCTGATCTATAAGTTCAACTCTACTAGTATTAGCATAATTAGCAGCAGTTTCTTTGTAATTCCAATCTAAAAACTTAACTATCTTTAGTTTTGTTTTATCATTGAATTTAGATTTGTGTTTAACAGGTACATTTCTGTAAACTGTTTCGTATGCATAAAAGAATTGACCTTGATTTTCAGGATCCATATACTCTCTTAAATAACACACGTTAAAGGTTTTATTTGTGTTTTTGTTTATCATATACGAATATAATAACATACTTTCGGTAGAAAGTCAAGCACTAAAAAGGTGCGTAAAATGGGGGGTTTTGGGTGATTATGTTCTTCTTTTGTTCTTATTGACACGCATATAGTGTTTGCTGGGCTCGTAATCCCAACGCATACCATGATGACCTCTTATATCGGCCCACCACATTCTTAATCGTACAATAAATTTTCTTACTGGCAAAGCCATAATCACCTAATCGTGTTGTGAAGTTTGAGATATCAAATCAAATTTCGGTTCGTATTAATTCTATTTAGACAAAATCATTTTTTAACATTTTTTTCAATGATTCTCTTAGAATTTTAGAACCTCCGATACGAACATTTATGATACCATTATAATAGTCGTCAACTTCAAGCACTTTGCGATCAAACTGTTCTTTCGCTTCTAGGTAACTTGCTACACCTCTACTAGCACAATAATATAGTATCTGTCTAGTAAATTTATCTTCACCAAGCTTCTCTATGTCAGCAGATAGTCTTTCTGAAGAACCCCAATAAGTTTTCCAGTCACTTTCCTTTGTGCCTCTTCTCTTATTCTTCTTACCTTTGAGTGGTTGTTTAGTAGTTTTGAATTTTGCTAGTTTCTTACCTACATACATCATGCCATTAGTCGTATTTGTTATCAAATAAACAAATGCTTCACAATCTTTCGGTAGTTCTTCTACTACTTTATCTTTATATACCCATGTCATTTTATATCGTACTCAAAATTTTGTGTTGTTTCATTTACTTGTAATAACTTAGCACCATTTCTAGTGTGAAATTTCTCAGCCATTTTAGTTAAAGGTGATAAGGTTATCAATCTATTAAGATGATTTGATTGTTTTATCATTTTATATACTTCTTTTATTATCTCTTTACCTGCACCTTTTTTAAGTGACCATACTGTATATGCCACAGCAGTAGTACCTTGAACATTTGATCTATGTACTGCTTGACCAAAGGCATCTTTGCTCATAGTATCCATTTCTTCTACTGATTTAGGTATATCATTAGTAAATGCTATACAAATTATACCTTCAATTTCATCTTGAAATTTAAGACCATATATCTTTCTACCGTATTTAGTTCTAAAGTCGTTATCTAATTCAGGTCTCACAGGATCATCTTTACAATTGACCTTATCTAACTCAACCAGTTCTGATTTTTTTATCCAATCAAAGAATTTAAAATCATTAACAAACTTCTTTATATTAGTTCCAATCTTCATGCCTATTTTCTACATAATTAATTTCATCTTCTTCAACTGACTCGTGACCACAAAAAGGACAAAAAGTTTCTGTAAAATCTTCTTCAGGAAGATCATGTGCTACTTTATATAAAGCACCACAGTTAATACAAGTTTTCTTTTCGTCTATACTCATTATAGTTTGAATCCTTTAAAGCTATCTTTTTCAACATCTTGTTTTATACCACCAACTACATAACTTTCTATCTCAGTTTCTTGTGGTGCATTTTGTAATCCACGACTATTTAACCAGTGTTGTGTCCATGGTAATGGGTTGTTAGTTGCTGGTTGATCGTATCGAGTAGTTAATCCTATTGCTCTTAATCTTTTGTTTGCCATAAACTCAACGTATTGATTCAATAGTTTATCATTTAAACCAATCATTGAACCTTGTTTGAATAGGTATGTTGCCCAATCTTTCTCTTGTTGAACTGCCTCATCATACATCTTGTAAACTTCATCCTCGTTCTCTTTCATAATCTTTAACATTTCTTTATCGCCTTCTTTTTTACGATAGTTATTAATCATGTTTTGAGATACTGCAAGGTGTAAGTTTTCATCTCTTGCGATTAATGATATGATCTTAGCACTACCTTCCATAAGTTTAAGTTCACCAAAAGCAAATGAACAAGCAAATGATACATAGAATCTAATACCTTCTAGTATGTTTACATTAATAATTGTAAGATATAGAAGTCTTTTAAGCTCTTTCATATCACCTTTACCTGTTAGATAGTAAAGATTAGCATACTTTATAAACTTATCATAAGCATCCGTTACTGTCTTTGCTCTTGCCATAATCTCTGGCGTGTCAATGATAGTATCTAATACTTCACTAGGGTCTGAATATACGTTCTTCATTATGTAAGTGTATGATCTACTGTGTATTGTTTCGCTGAAGTCCCATGCAACTAACATAGATTCTAATTCAGGTAAACTACAATAAGGTAGAAATGCTAGACATGGACCACGACCTTGTACACTATCTAACAATGTTTGATACTTTAGATTAGATGTAAAGATATGTTTTTGTTCAGCACTTAAAGATTGATAATCGTTTCTATCTTTCTGTAAAGAAACCTCTTCAGGTCTCCAGAAGAAACCTAACTGTTGTTGATTCAACTTTTCGAATATAGGATATTTTTGTTGATCGAACCTCTGTACATTTGGTTCTTCACCAAAGAACATAGGTTGTTTCATCCAGTCTACTTTTTTTGTATTAAATGTTTTCATTCGTTTATAGGTTCCAATTCTTCTTGTAATCTTTCTGATTCTGTTCTTCTTCGTTCATCTCTTTGACTAAATGATTCTTTCATTGATTCATCTAGTTCTTTTTGTTGTCTGTTCGTTTCTTCTAAGAAGTCCTTATATAGTACAGGCTTCGCAGTTTTCTTCATCTTCTTTTGTTTCCTTTGGTGTTTCTTCTACACCGTCATGCCAACCCACAGGATGTACAGGTTCATCTACTTCTGATTTTGCGTCATAAGTATTTTGATAGTATGCTGTCTTCCATCCTAGTTTGTAAGTCGTTAATAAATCTTGTGCCATTACTGATAAAGGCACTTCACCATCTTTGTAGTTCTCTGGATTGTAACTCCAGTTACCACTAATTGCCTGATCGAAATACTTTTGCATAACAGCAATGATATTAATATATCCTTCGTTACCTTTCATATCCCATAATAATGTATAATAATTTTTAAGTCTGTTGTAGTCAGGTACGATTTGTTTTAAAGGACCTTTCTTAGACTTCTTAACTGATAAGTAATCTCTTGGTGGTTCAACGCCGTTTGTTGCGTTAGATACAACAGAAGAAGACTCACTTGGCATTTGTGCTGATAAAGTTGAGTGTCTTAATCCGTGTTCTTTAATCTCTTTTCTTAACCACTCCCAATCATAAGTAAGTTCTCTACTTACAACTTCGTCTAATTCTTTTTTATAGGTATCTATTGGTAGTATACCATCGCTATATTTAGTCTTTTCGAACCATAGACATCTAGTCTTTTCTTTTGCGAGGTTATTACTTGCCTTTAATAGATAGAATTGAAATGCCTCTGTGATTTTATCAACAAGTTTCCATGCCTTTTTGTCTTCATATTTTACTTGATTCTTAGCAAGATAGTGTGCAAGACCTATATAACCAATACCTAATGATCTTCTTGCCTGTGTTGATATCTTTGCTGCCTCAACAGGATATTCTTGATAGTCTATAATCTCGTCTAATGCTCTGACCGATAGATCGCATAATTCTTCCAATTCGTTCATATCTGACAGCAGACCAAGATTGATAGCAGATAAGATACACAATGCAATCTCACCTTCTTTGTCGTCTATGTGTTGGATAGGTGTCGTAGGTAGTGTAATTTCTTGACATAGATTAGACATATAGATTTTATCTTTAAAAGATGAGTGAGAGTTACAATGATCTAAATTCATAATATAGATACGACCAGTTTCAGCTCTTTCTTTTAATAATGCCTGAAATAAATCTTGAGCATTTATTGTTTGTCTAGGTACAGATTTATCTTTCTCATACTTCTTGTACATATCATCAAACTCAGGTAAACCAAATGCTTCGTATAAACCTGGCACATGATTAGGAGAGAACAAAGATACATCTTCATTCTTAATAAATCTTTCATAGAATAGTTTACTAATTTGTATTGAGTAATCTAACTTTCTAACTCTATTATCTTCTGTACCTTTATTGTTTTTAAGTACAAGTATATCTTCTATCTCTTGGTGCCATATAGGAAAGTGTACAGTTGCACTACCACCTCTTACACCATTTTGTGTACAACATCTTACAGTTGCTTCAAACTTTTTAAGGAAAGGAATAACACCTGTGTGTTGTACTTCGCCTCCTCTAATTCTACTATTGATACCTCTGATTCTACCTGCATTGATACCGATACCTGCCCTTTGAGCAACGTATCTACCAACAGCCATATCACTTGAAAAGATACTTGGTAATGTATCATCACTATCAACTAGAACACAACTAGCAAATTGTCTAATAGGTGTTCTCACACCTGCCATGACAGGAGTAGGAATGTTAATTTTAAACTTACTGATTGCGTCATAATATTTCTTGACGTAACCTAATCTTGTTTCTTTAGGATATTGAGCAAACAAAGTCGCTGCAATCATCATGTACATAAACTGTGGCGTTTCAAATATATCTCCTGTACTTCTATCTTGTACAAGATACTTATCCATAACTTGTCTTAAACCTGCATAGGTAAATTTGTAATCTCTTTCATGTACAATCCACATACCCATTCTATCTATTTCAGATTCAGTATATTGTACTAGTATATCTTTATCATATACACCTTGTGTAATACAAGTTTTAATTTGATCTATAAACTTAGGATGTTCCCATAGTTTATGATATAGTTTTTTTCTAAGTGAGAATAATAATAATCTAGCAGCAACGTACTGATAGTTAGGATTTTCTAAACTGATTAAATCATTAGCAGACTTGATAAGGATTTGTTGTATGTCATCTGTATTAATACCATCAAAGAATTGAATACCGCTATTCATCTCAACATGAGAAGCACTAACGCCTGTAATATCTTGTGTCGCATAACCTACCATAGAGTGAATCTTGTCTATATTAAGAGGTTCTTTACCACGACCGTTTCGCTTAAGTACGTTAATCTGAGCTGTTGTCATTTATATCCTTTTCCAATTATTGATGTTTTGAAGTGCCGCTAGTCCGCAATGCGTGTTATTACTTATAAGAGTTTGTATCTCTGCTGCTGTCTTTCCTGCTATTATTATGTCATTAATATCTTTGTGTTTCAACGACTTCGGCCATACTGCGACATTAAATTTTTTATCTACTGCCTTAATCATTCTATTTACAATTTCTTTATTACGAGGTTCATTATCAAATATCATAGTACATTGTTGAGGTTGTATTTTGATATGGGCGTCTGCACCTGCAAGGGCGATAGCGTTATCTAAAAACAAACTATCAATAGGACCTTCTGTAATCATAACAGGTTTATTCAAATCTAATCTATCAAGACCATATATCTTTTCTTTTGTTTCATCAAACTTAATAGTGATATACTTAGGTTGTTCTTTACCAAAGGCACGACCTTGAAACGCAAAGAATTTACCTGATCTATCATAGAAAGGTATTACAACTCTAGGGTGATCTTGTCTTAAATCTGTAAACTTATTAGGTACGATAGTGTTAGTCCATTCATAGAATTTAGGACAGAAGAAAAACTTATCCCAATGTTCTTTAGGTATGAATCTTTTATATACGAATTGTTTAGCTGGGTGTGTCTGTACTAACTTATCAAATGATTCTAATTCATTTAAATACTTTTCATCAGCAGTTCTAATCTTTAGTTCTTTTGATGGTGTGAAATCAAACTCAGGTTTATCTTTTGTAGGTTTGCCATCTTTAAATCTTTCAAATATATATTCTTTATATAGATTAGGGTCAAGATGTTTGATTAGATTACCTAACGATTGCCCTACACCACAATTGTGGCATTTAAAGAACATATCATTTTTCTTCTTATAAACAAAACCTCTAGCTTTTGATTGTGATTTCTGAGAGTCACCACAATGCGGACATCTAAAATTAAATAGATACTCTGCTTTTCTTTTAAACTTAGGAAGTCTTGTAGATAGTAGGTTGATAAACTTGGTATCTATATAACTTGACATAGACTTATTATATCAAATAAGTGATGAATTGTCAAGCGATTAACTTAGAAAGTCCCATAGATTACCACTAGGATTTGACATCATTAGACCTATAATGATAGAACCACCTATGATTAACCATCTCCACTTCTCTAATACACCTACTCTTGCTGATAGTTGTGACTTCATAGACCGAAGTTCACTTAACATTGTATTCTCTGATTGTATTTGATGTTCTCTTAACTCTCTTGTGTTAGTAGTTATTCTGGAGTGTAGTTCTTTAAGATC